ATTTCTCATATTTGAATTTTGAAGGATTTCCCATACCTTTTCCTTTTGCTTTAAAAGCTTTTTTAGCTTCTTCTATATATCCTTCGGTTTCTTCTTCAGACTCTTCATCTTCAGAATCATCATCGTTATCTTCGTCTTCGGATTCGTCCATTTCAATTTCATAAACCACTTCTTCAGATTCTTCTTCATCATCTTCTGATTCGTCCATTTCAATTTCATAAACCATACCTTCAGATTCTTCTTCGTCATCAAAAACTTTGCTATAGATATTATTCATTTCGTACATACCCATGTCTTCCATATCCATGTCTTCCATCATTTCTTCTTCAGAGTTCATCATTTCTTCCATATCCATGTCTTCCATCATGTCATCCTCACCTTCCTGTACAATCATATATTCTTTTCCGTTTTCATTATCTTTTAAGTGAATGTTACCCTTGTCGTCTTTAGACACCATAATTTGGTCTTCAGGTCCCATCAATTCAAAAACTTTTAAAACTTCTTCATCCGATTTTCCAGTTAGGTCAATTGTATCAAAGTCTTCAATGTTATCAGTATCCATATCCATGTCTAAACCCATTTCTTCAGACTCTTCGTCATCCATTTCAGGTTCATCCATATCCATTTCAACATCGGTTTCAATCTCATCCTCTTCTTGTTCAGATAAAGATTCTTTTACCAATTCTTTGATTTCTTCCTTCATAGTAGAAGCAAGTATTCCTTTTGCGTTTTCGGCAACCGTTTCTTCCAAATTTTTCATTTGGATGATTGCTTCTTCAACTAAAGATTTTTCTTTCGCCATTCTTTATTGTTATTTTTGTATATAAATATTACCCAAAAGTTAAAAAAGTTAACTTTGGTTATATTTTCAGACAAATTTTTTAATTTTCTGATTTATTTTTTAAAATTTTTTGTTTTTCTAACTCAATTAACTTTTCAATTTCAGCCTTACGAAATAGTAAATTTTCTAATCTTCTCTCACCCATCCCAAATAATTCATCACCTAAATCTTTTCTTCTGTATTCTTTATATTTTGTGGCAAATTTTATATTAGTCATCAAATACGGTTCATAAAAATTAACTATTGTATTACTTTTGGCTAATATTTGATTTCTTTTATTTTCAAATGCGATATAATCACCATTACTATCGTTAACAAATAAAATGACTTGTACATTTTTTTCTGAATATTTTTTGGGGTCGTAAAACGAGGTTACTTCAAAAAAAGTATCGCCATCCCTATCAACAAAACTCTCAACTTTAATAAATGGTTTTACTTGAACGTAAAAGGTCGTGTCACCAACTTTAACAGAAATATCCATTCCTTTTTTAGTATCTCGAATATCTCCTGAACAGAATCTTTGGATAATGGCACTTTCTCCCCATTTATCTCGAAGAACGTCAATCGCAAATTCTTCATTTCTATTTCCCCTTTCAATTGTACTTCTATTTAATTCAACAAGTTCTGAAGTTACATCGCTATTAAATAAAGTTTCTTTATTAGACTCAATCCATTTTATAAGATTTGAATTATTATTTGATTCATCAGGGTTTTCATTTTGATACCATTCTAAAAGTTTTGCTCTAACTTTTTTATTAGTATCAAATCTGTTTAATATAGACCAATTATCAAATCCAGGTTGATGTTCATATATGTTAATAACACCTTCTTCAGTTTCACAATTACCATCAGGATTTGGTAATTTACCCCATTTTCCTGATATTTTTGAAAATACGTCTTTTAGACATTTTCTAATTGTTTGGGCTATCGGGTCAGTTTCCCTTTGGTAGACTTCAATGATTGATTTATATTGTTCTTCAGTAATTGAAATTTTCATATTAGATAAATATGTTAAGGCAAAAAAAAAAGAGGGATTACTCCCTCTTATTTGATTTATTGAATCTTTATTGATTATTCTATCACCTCATCAATTTTGCTTTCAACAATCGCTGTGATTCTCCAACTCTGAGAATAATTTTCAAAGATTTTGGTAACCTTTGCTTCAACGTCTGTTGGACTAAAAGCGTTTACCAACTTTTCTTCTTTAATTTTTTTAATTTTCCCTGATTCAGGGTCTGGCATGTCTATTGCAATTTTTGCCACAAAATACTTTTCGTTTAATTCATCCATTTTTACTTAGTTTTAATAACCTAAATAATCGGATAATTTCTTCATTAAGTCAAGTGATTTGTTTGCAGATGGTCCAATTTCTCTTTCAGCTCTGATTTTTTTCTCCTCATCTAAATTTTCTTCAAACTTATATTTGTCGTCAGCATTTAAAAACAAATACGCTCCAGGTGTCGATGGAGAGGAAACTAAGTCAAAACAAATTAATTCAAAGTCATCCTGTACTTCATTTTGGTCCCCAACCTTTTTTAAGGAACCTACCCCACGAGATGATATCCCAAGTGTTACACCTTGTCTAAGGTAATTTGCGGCCATATCACCTTTGGTTGATACGATACCTCTTTCATGGAAGCCGGGTGAGGTTAATAACCTTAATTTACCCATCAATATTGGACCTTCCCACCAAATCTCAGTTATCATATGAGATGCTCTATCAAGGTCAATTAAAGATGACTCAGGGTGGTTTAATTCAGATAACGCCACCCCCTTTTCAATTATCTTTTTATAATTGTCAGCCTCTCTTTTTAAAATCCTTTCAGGATAAATTCTACCATTCCTATTCGGTGTGTTGTATTTTTGTAATACTGCATAAAATTCAAATGGTTTTGAGTAATCTAAAAAATTTTTAGATTCTCTTATTAATTCTATATTTCTAGTTTCTGTTGGTGATAGATATCCCGCATCCGCTTCAATTAAAATACCCCTACCACTCTGTCCAGGTTTTAAAACTTGTAAATTCATGTTGTGTTTTTATTTAATAAATATTAAATAAATCAACTTTGTAACATTACTTGTTTTGTTTTACTATTCTTAGTTAGATAACACTTAAAATAATCATTTTTTGTTAAATTCTGAGATATTATTTTTTTCGACATTTGTTTAAGTGAATCGTGCATTTTTTTTGATTTAAAATCAATCTCTTGGTCTTTAACATAAAGATTAATTTCTAAATTCATAAATGATTTTTTTTTCATCGTTAATCCACTAGACCTCAAATCTAAATCAACAATAAAATTATCATCAAATATAGACCTATCTAAAATATCATATATTGTGTGTTTAATTGACCTACTAAGATTTAAGACTACTCTTTGCCAATTATCAGAAAAAATTATGGGTTCTACCCAAGTTTGAATGTTTAGATAAAGTGATTTTAATTTTATGGAATCCACTGTTCCATAATGCACTTTAGTTGTTTTGAACCCCATAATATGAGAGGTTTTTCCTTTCTTCATTAATTTTCCATTTTCCTCAAGTTTATTTTTTAATAAAATAAGTGTTTTTATATCTTGAGTCAAAAAAAAATTAAAATATTATGATATATGTATAGTATATGTTAATAGTTAAATTAGATAAAAACATTGGAATTGAGAAGGCGTTAAAACTCCTTAAAAGCAAAGTGATTAAAACAAAACAATCGCAAGCTCTTATTGAAAGAAAGACCTATCAAAAAAAGTCAGTGAAACGTAGAAACCAATTAAAAAAGGCAAAATACGTAGAACAACTAAGAAGAAAAGATGATTAAAGATTTTCATTTAAATTCTTTAATTTAAAGAAATTCAATTTGTCATATTTTTCATTTGATACTTTTTCTAAAGTTTCGTCAATTCTACTTTTAATCTGAGAATCCTCGGACTCTTCTTTCATTGTATTAAGTTTTGACTTTACAGATTCTTTTAAAGTATTAAATTCTGTTTTAAGATTTTCATCGTCTGATTTTAAGAAATCAATAAGTTCTTTTTTCTCAGATTCACTCAAATTCTCAACATAGTTATTGATAGTCTTGTTGGCTATATTTACCATAGTACTTAATGGTAAATTAACAGCATTCTTTTTTTGGATAGGTGATTTTTTTAAAGATTCTTTTAATAATTTTCTACTTGAAATTCTTGATTCTATAGTTAAAATATTTGTAGAAAACAAGTCATCTATAATTTGATAATCGTTTTCTGATTGGGTACCGCTAACCCAAGATGAGATTTCAGAAATTTCTTTTCCTTTTACTTTATTAATTGTATTTTCGTATATGGTAATACACTCATTGATATAATCGTCTACTACGGACTCATTTAATCCTTTATTTGAATTCATTTCGTCATACAAATAAAATAATTTAGAAATGTTTTTATTTTCAAGAACAAACTTCTTAAAATTTTTCATTTCATTTTTAAACGTATTTTTACCATACGATTCTAATAATGTCTTTTCTATCTTAGATTTTAATAAACCAAACTTAATCATAACTTTTTTTAACTATAAATATCAATCTCTTAGGAGTTTATTAAGTTCATCCTCCATTTCACCTAAATAATTTTTAGCCTTTGATAGGTCAATATATGAATCATCCTCTACCAAACTATCACTTTCAAGTAAAATCTTTAAATTATCTTTCTTAAAACTTTCAGGAATTGGTGGAACTTCTCCTCCTCCACCTGCTGGTGGTGGGGGTGGTGGTAACTCTCCTCCTAAGTCAGGACCTCCTCCTCCTATTTCAGATTCACCTCCGGGAGGTGTTGGTGGAGTCGCGGTGCTAGCCGTAGAACCAGTTGTGGAACCATAAAGTTTATCTATATTGTCAAAAATACCGGTATGGGTAATGATAGTCGCAGTATTTGTTAATTCAGCACCAACCGCTTTTTCAATTCTTTGTTGTTGTAAATCAAGTTTAATTTCCTCATCAGAAAATCCAAGAACATGTTTTTTAGCCCATGAAACTGATACAGGAGCGATACCCTCGATAGCGGTGACAGCATCTTTATATAGTAATATTTTCTCTTTCCAAACATCAATTTTAAGTAAATCCGCCTGAGTTGATGGGTTTGTTAAACCTAATGTAAAGTTTGATAGTTCATCTTCAAACCCTAATAAGAATAGATGAATGATTGCTATTTTATTCATTTCCGCAATCATAGATTTTTGAATTCTATTAATGGTTCGAGCAAAACGAATATCCTGTAATGACAAATTTTTACCCTCACCAACAACTTCCTCAAACCCTAAAAATGCTTTAGGAACACGTAGAGCGGTTAATAATTTTTTCTGAATGTATTCTATATCGGCAATTTCAGATAAGTTTTGAGCGCCAGGTAATGTTTCAATTGGGGAGGCTTGAGCTGGGTCACGAACTGGAATGAAATAATCTTGGTCTACCGCCATTTGATTAAATCTCATATCAACGTTACCTGTCTGACTATCAACTACTTGACTTCTCTTGAATTTATTGGCAACACGTTGTACGTATGGTTCAACATCTTTGTCATCCATATTACCAACAAATACTTTAAAGACTCTTCTTTCAGGTGCTCTTGATGTTCTATAAATTAACATCGCATCCTCAGAAAGTAATAATTGTTTCCAAATACGCCTCGCCTTTTCTAGCATTGAGGTTCCGTAAGGTAATTTTCTATCATCACCCATTAATCTGAAGTGAGCTATTTCCCAAGAATTAAATTCCATGTCTTTAGCTTTCCACTTGAATCTAAGACCTCTATTTTCTTTAGGCTCTTCTACGTTTTGACTTTTAGCCGGCATACCTCTTTCCAAACGTTCAATTTCAATGTTTGGTAATTGCATACAACCAACAACTCCTTTTTCAGGGTCTAATTTCAAATAAACAAAGTTGTCCCCATATTTACAAGTATTTCTTGTCCACATAGGTAAATTGGTATTAATATCTAAAACATTATTAAATAAATCAGTTAAAATACCTTTAATTCGTTTAGACTCTGAATATATCTGTAACATATATCCATTTTGGTCAACAGTTGTTGATTCTTCTCCATAGATATCTAACGCCGCAGATATTTCAGGAGTATATTCCATACTTTCGTAATCATAAAACGAGGCTAATCTAGTTGGTTCGTAGTAAACCGCTTGGGTATAAAGATTACTTTCTATCTTAGTCCATTGATTCGCTAAATAGTAAGTCTGTTGTGCCTGTAATAGTTCTTTATCGTATTCTTGTTTTGAAGTTGTTTTTAATAACTCCGTTTTGTCAAATCTATAGGTAGGATAATCTTGATTTAATAAGGCATTTGGACCAAATGCTCTTGTTAATTTTTGCCAAACCGTTAATTGTTGATTATTTTCCATAAAACTAATTTAAGTTGGTAACGTAAATAACTAAATAGTTTATTTAATACGTACCTAAGTTATAAATATTACCTAATTCCGAATAACCACCCGTATTTATTATAATCATCTTTTGTTATCGTTTGATTGTTATATTGATTTGGTCTATCTGTCATAACAGGCATAACCGGATTGAATGATATTTGTTTGTTAACATTGTCGTTATTGCTAACTGACCAAGAATCAATCATTGCTTTTGTTTGTTCTGTAACTTTTGTTAATTGTGAGAAAGATGACTCCGCAACATAACAAGCCATAGCGATAGACATAATCAAGTCGTCATGGTGTCCTTTTTGGTGGTCAGGTCTTCCATTAACGTATACAAACGTATTCATTTCATTGAATAGTCGGCTACTGTAAATGGTGAATCCATGCCTCATTACTTCTTCAAACGAGGCTATTATTTGAACTCGTTTATTATTAAAGTTTATACCAGGTATTTTCTCAGCGGCTTTTGGGTCCCATTTCCACTTATTTGATATATCAACTCCATCTACGTATAAATTCTTGAAATTTAATTCTTGCATTTTTCTAGCGGTTGAAACTCCCATACCTCCCGTAATATCAATTACAACAAAACAAGAATACATATTTGCCCACTTATAGCAGACATCCGCCATCGTATCGGGTGGTAATTTACCAACAAACTCCGCAACTTGTTCTCTTGTATCAAAGTCAATAATTTGGAAAGAACTAAAGTCTTCACTATCTCCTCTACTTACATCAACCCCCATTACGTATTTGTGACCAATTACAGGTTCTTTCCATATCCATAAAGAATTACCCATCATTTTATTTTGAGGGTCTCTTATCATGTTCTGTTTAACTCGTTGCATTAAATCCGAATCAAATACATTGTCACCAGAACCCAAAAAATTACACTCTAATTCTTGAGACACCTTTCTTCTATCGTATTTGAGTTTTTTAACCATTTTCTCAAACCACTCAGAACAAGGTTTATAACCATCATTCATTAGATGTATTACTTGACTAAAATCTCTATCTTCAAAAGGGATTTCATTCCAACTTATCAAATCATTAGAAGTATATTCCTCTCTGTTTAAAAGATAATGAATTATATCTTTTGTTTTAACGAAATATAAATCTTTTGTATATCTAGGGTCTTTATACCAATACATTTCAGAGATTTTAAAATCGTTCATACCTCTAACCGATTGGTCATAAATCTCATAGTAAATGGGGTCGTATCCGTTAGGTGTTGAAACTACAATAACTTTACCACCTGTGGAAAGTGACGCCATACAAGCCGCCCAGAAATCACTATCCGCTTCAATAAACGCCGCTTCGTCAAATATTAAAACCGTTGGTGTAAAACCTCTTAACGCGTCTTTAGAGGTTGCAACCGCTTTTACCTCACATCCGTTATTTAATTTATAGTGTTTTTGAGAATTTTTTTCCGCAGTAAAATCAATACCAACCCACCCAGGCCATTGACTGACAAAGGCTCTGATTTTATTTGCAAATTCTAATGAAGTGTCAAGTTTATTTGCGATGATAAGAACCTTTTCAGGTTTATTTTTTTTTGCGAAGGCTAATTTTTTAGATATCCACGCGGCGGTTACGGTCGTAACCCCCGCTTGTCTATACTTTAAAGCAATGTTTTCATTAAAATTTTCGTAATCGTCTAATAAAGAAATTTGGTCAGGAAATAATTCTAATGGAACATATTTTGAAACGGTGTTATCGTATGTTTGTAGGTAAGTTTTTAAAGCGTAAGTTGTATCTCTCATACACTTCACATACTCCATCATTACCTGTTCTTTTGTTAATGCCATAAAAATCTTTATATATAAATATCAAAAACCCCCAACAAGTGGGGGTTTTATTATTATTTATATATTTTACAGACCTAAATCCGCTAAATCAATGTCGTCTAAATCATCTTCATCCCATTTAGCCGCTTCGTCCTCATACTCTTGTTTTTTCAAATCAGACACTATTTCATCGACTAATCTTTTTATGAATTTTTCACCTTGTGGGTCACCTTTTAAAATTAATTTAGCAACTTTCATGAATTCTTTAGCATCTAGTTTTGAGAATCTCATAAACAAATAATGTTGTATTTGTTTTTTGTCATCTTCAAATAAATCCAATGGATAAGCCGCGGTAAACTTTTCCCAAAATATTGGTCCTAATCTCATATCCCATATTTCAGCAGGTAATGTGTCTTCAGAACCCATAACCATCTCAGCTTGTCTTGGGTCATCAGGTAAACCATGTGTACCAAATATTTCATAAATTCCTTTTATCAATTCATGGATTAATAACGGGAACGTTGCTGCTCTTGCTATTACCGTTGGTGGGTCGGTTTGAGCATCAACTTTAGTTTGACCTAATTGACCTTCACCAGACGCCGCCATACTCTCCATATCCGGCATAACCCAATATAAATGGTCCATTAAAGATTGATTAACACCATATAGATTAACTAATTGTGGGTCTAATCTATCTAACTCATCTCTAACTAATTCAAACATATAATGACCTTTCTTTGATGCTCCTTGAATTAAAGAATTTATAAATCTTCTCTTAGCTTTTTCTAAATTAAACTTTTCAAATTCATCAACAAATTCTTCAATATCATCCTGATGTTTAAAAGCCTTTTTAACATCTTCTTCCTTAGGTTTGGTAGGTTGAGTTCTCATACCTTCTTGTGAACTGAGCGGTCCCTGAATTAATTTAGCGTCGAACTGCATCGCACCCTCAGGTATTCCCATTTCTTTTTTAACCAAATCAACCGCTAAATTTTCAAGATATTCTTTATTTCTGAACTCAATTCTCATTACCTGTTGTAATGATTGCATAGCCATCATCATAAGTTGCATTAATGGATTCGCTCCTTGTAAAGGTGCGGTCGTACCCAAGTAACGTCTAACAGTGTCTACCGAATCTTTGAATCTTTTAGATGAAACCAACTCAACGAAATCTCTGTCTCCTTTAGGCATTCCCGGATGCTCAGAGTAAGGGGTTTGTTTTCCTGTGATTTTTCTTTCAATACTAGGGTCCATTCTTTCAGGACCTTCATAATCAATCGGTACTTCATTAATGTTAGTTTTAAGGTTTTCTAAAATCATTTTTTCTTTTTTAGTTAAACCTTCTTTAACTAACTTTCTTTCAAGTTCATTTTTGACTTTTAATTTCTTTTCCATTTTAATATTAAGACTCATGATTATTTCAAATTAATTCCAATTTTATTAAAAGATAACCAATCAGGTATTTTTGCCTTTGGAGCCGGTTCGTATTTTGGTTTGTATGGAGTTGCTGGTTTTGGTCTTGATGGTGTATCAACATCAGGTTTAACCGGTGTCTCAATCTCCTTCTCAGCTTCCATAATAGTTTTTATAAAATCTTTTTTTGACATTTTTGGGGTAATATGTTTCTCAACCATCTTAATTATACTTTCTTCTAATTTTTGTTCAAAAGTTGGGTTAAGTGACTTACCTAAATTTTCTTTGTAGTTACCCGCAACAGTACTCATTACTTTTTTATTATAATTGTCCATTCCAAAGTCTTCTTTTGTTTCTGTTTTTTTCTCAGGTAATTTACTAAAATTCTTAGTCGATTTTGCAAATTCGTCAGCCATTTTACACCACTTATTTCTTTCTTTTTGATTTAGTTTTT